GCGTAAATGACCAACATAAAGTACAGATGGGTTCACACAAAGGAATGGTTAACCTATGTGACAACTGTACATTGTGTAAGTGCAATTCTAAGAAATTGTAACCTATGGGAAAATCCTGCAAGACGTTAAAGCCCTGCATTAAAAACCATAAGATATTCATATCTCAAAATGCAGAGCTAACGCTCCTTACAACGACTCTCATAAAAGAAAGCCGCTCGACTGGGTCACCCAATCGACTGGATGCTCTATAATATTTTTAAACCCAAGAGCAGGGTTATTTGCGTAAAATAAAAGGCGCCCCTTTAAGCCGGTACCGCGATTTCGTTCTTATAAACGATCGGGCATCCGGTAAAGAAAAACAATGTGAAATCCTCTCCAACGGACTTCCACGACTTAATATAAGCCGTCACGTCTTCCTGTTCAGGGGGTCCTTGATTAGAACCAAACATAACAAGTTCCACCATGGCAGAATGAGCGCCATTAGCAAAATCACCCGAAGGTGCTCTAGCTGTTGTGAACCTTGTTCCCTGATAATATGGAATGTCAACCTCAATGGTATCATTCACTCCGATATTTGTTGTTGCTGCTCCACCTGAGGTGAATGCACTTGCAGCATAAGTGAGCCGTTTAGTAGCGGCTTCTTGCGTAGTCCAATTGGAATCGCTTTCCGTATAACGGGCAGCGGAGGAGTATCCAATTCGGGTAACGCTGGGCGTGGAATCTACATTTCCACCAAACGTATATTTAGTTCTGGTGGCACCCCTCCATCCTGCATAACTGGTCGAAAACCATTGTGCGAATGTCGGAATAGTAATATTGCACGGCACTGTTCCTTCAGTGTCAATCCCATTTGGGTCAAAACCAGGCCATAAACCTAGTCCCTTATCTCTAATTTTCAAAATCTGACTAGAGAACCCAGTATTGTATGAACGTGCATCTGTTCTATGAAGAATGTACCTGCGATTTAACTCGCGAATTGATGTCGGTGCCTCTCCAAAGAACACATTCATTGTTTGATCCGCCACTGCACAAGTATCTGCAATGGGTTTGATAGGATCTGGATTTGTTGGTGCATCTGTAGCACCTTCTGATGTCCCAGCAATAGCTGAGGCATCAATAACTCCTGATTGTGGCACATATTTCCCAAACTGGGGAACATATCCACCTGGTGTGGCCCACAAGTTAAATTTCTTCAACTTATCAGTAGTGGGCTCACCAAATTTAAGATCATCACAGGCCGAAACAAAAACATTAAAGCTAATGTCCGAATCTGCTGATGGTGACACCAAGCTGTTAACCACTGCTACTTCTAAAACGCCATTATAGCGTCCCAAAGTATCATTCGAAAAGCGAGAACTTGCCGAATACACATTAGTAGTCGTCGACATCTCACTGCACGAAAGAAATGGTTCAGCTTGACCCCATCCTACTACAATCTCAAAGTCATCACACTCAGCTAAATCGATTACTCGACTATAAACAGTGTTATACTGTATTGCTGATGAGTGTGCTCTGGGATCCCAACGTATCAGTAACTTCCCTTTGTGAAAATTAGATTTCACAGCTTGGAATCTGAACTTAATGGAACCCTGCCACTTTTCAAAAGCTGTAGCCATATAGGCCATAGGGGTCGGATGCAACTCCGACCCATTTTTATTATATAGATTAGGCGTAACGCGTGCATTCCAAAGCAACGCGTCAGGCCCATCTTGTGCCGTCATGCCAAATTGTGTCAAATAGGACTCACGAGCGCAGAATCGACCAATATCCATTTGGTCTTCTCCGTCTAGTCCTACTGTTCTTGAATCAATTGTTAACTCCTGTTTTGAATCCAAGGACAACTTCATTACAGCGTCTGCCGCATCAGTATTGGCCATATTGCCGGTTGGGGTTGGCTTTTGCTGAACAATGTCAGTCACGATAGGAGGTCGTGAATATCCCCAATGATTTGCCAACTCCCCTACACCCATAGCAACCATTTCGGTTGCTCTTGCATAAGGTGCAATCATAGGAACATCTTTCAATTTCCCAGCTGCCTTTGCAACGGCTGAAGCTGGTGTAGAAATAATGCCCTGTCCATACTCATCTCCGGAATTCATCATACCGGCTTGGGGTGTATAATCAGCTAACGTTAAAGTGGTAATCGCTGTTGGCATGGTTAGCACAACATCCGAAGCCCACGCGTAAACGGTAATGGTGACAGGATCATCCCCACCGTTCGCATGCAACAAATTGCTGAAAGACTTGATAGCTAACTCACCCATATCATCTCTGTCAGTAGTACTTAACGAAAGATAATTTTTGGGCCAGAAAAATGGTAAATCCAATTGTCCACCAGTATTATTGGTAGGATTTAGGAAAAAATGCGGCTTCTGAGAAGCAGCAACCAAGTCAGCATCAAGAAAGTTACGAGTCACAGTGATATCATCATATCCAATTAATGGATTATAAGAAACTAAAGCTCTCCCGTAGTGAAAGCCTGTGCCACTAATGACCATCTTAACATGCAATTTAGATCTATACAGTTCGTAATTGGCAATCTTCTCAGCAACCCTAGGATCATTTAAAAATAATTTCCAAGGATTGAGTTTTTCAAAAAGCGGTTGCCCGACTGACCATGAATACTCAGCAATACGAGTAGGCCTTCCTAAAAAGTTACCCAATGTTGAATCGCTCGTTTTGCTCAAGTTCATAGTTGCGTCCATACCTGAACCAATTGTAGTGGTCCATCCTGCATCTTGCTCATTAAAATTTGTAATTTCAGCCTGCATGTTAGCCATGCCCTCTTCTTGTATTGTACCGAGGGCACCAGATTGTGGTACATATTGTGTTTTATAAATATTGTAATAATTAGTAATGCGATTTGTTGATAAGGGTCAGATACATGCATCATTGCATCTGCCTATTTGCACTTTTGTTTGTGGGGCTATTAACCACTGTCGCTAAATAACGACTCGCATGTTCGCGTCATTCTTGTCTCATCAAAGCAGTCTGCCTGCATGGTATGTGCTAAGCCATACATAACACCTGTAATCAGTGATGAGTGCGGTTTTGGTTTCATTGTTGTAACGACGACACTACCGCAGCGCCTCCGGATCTTTTTACGACATATCAGGTCGGGATGTACATTATGATACAATCTTGACATTATCGAGGAAATCAGCTATCTTAGCTGGAAAACGTGGTTCCCCGAAACATTCTACGAGTTCAAACCCGTACTCAGTATATGTCAATCCATAAACAGTCATGGCTGGCTGACAAGCCTCTAAAACTTTTGCATATTTTATTGCTTGTTCTCTGACTTTACGCATATAGGAACTATGTCTTCCTACTACACGTTTGCATTCAATAACAAGATATACCCCTTCAAACACATATAAAAGATCGCCACAAGCGATACCTCTATCTATTACAGGATACTCTTCTTTCCATGGCTTGCCGAGCACTTCCTTCACTCGACTGCATAAAATCTCCTCATCACCAACAGCCAATGTACCTTGACTGCTTGATGAATCGGAAATTGCAATACTATCCGGAACAGAAAAATTGTCTAATTCAAAATCGTGAATAGCTCGTCTAGTAATACGAATCTTTTCATTCCTGTGTTTATCAGGATTAGTATTACCAAGCATACTTCCTAACATAACATAAACCTGCTTTAAACTTTTTCCTACAATCCTTTCGGTATACCATTCTTCAGCATCAAATACTTTCCCCATTTGGGGAACGTACTTTTTCTTCCAATCAGCAACTCTTGTATCATAATCATCATCTAATGTTCGGCAGGGCAAATCAGCTCGTCTAGCGATTTCCTTCATCTGCTGCCTTCTCTCTTCGAATTTCTCTCTACCATGAAAGAACCATTCTCTAAGAGCTCCATCTACATTCTGCGTGCACACCTCCAAAGGTGTCACCTCTTTAGACTCCAAGATGGAATGGAGTGATTTAAAAATAGATGCTTCCTCCAAAACACCTACAAAAACCCCTAAATCCTCATCATATCTATCTTTACGCTTCAAAAAATCAGCGTCATATCTAGACATGAAAGGTACGGGATCTGACTCTTTGTCAGGCATGGTGAAAATCATATCATTGGCTTTTAAAGTATTGGCCATAGATACGTGATTGAACTTGTCGTAACCCGGACGTACTGAACCTTTGGCATCATCGCCATAAGTCATAAGAGTTACCAAGTCTCTGAAACGTGCAGCACGTCCCAAAGACAATTCATCACCAATATTTTCCAACTCCTGCTTAGAATACACATCATAAAAACAAATGCGATGCAAAAGCGAATTAACAATACTGTTAATATACACAGTCATATTTTGCCCAGATGGATTGGTGCCTAAGAAACGAACAAGCGTTCCATTATAAGCTACTAAGGGCGTGCAAACATCATGCGCAATAACAGTCATCCTCTTGAGATCAGAGGATGTATAATTGCCAGACCAAGTTGCAATCTTGATCATAGTTGAAAATGCAGTAATGGTTAACTGCGCTGGCATTCGTAAATCATACTTCGAATAATCACCAGCAATGACCCGATCATCGCCAAACTGCGCCATAAACTTCGAAAGTTCATCCCACTCAGGTCCATGAGAATTTACTCCAACTGCCGTTTCTGTTATTAGTGGATATAACGACATAAAACGCGCTACAGGCAAAAAATATTTCCTGATTGCGTATTGAAGTGCAAGGGGTGCGGCTTGGAACACACGTACCTTGTCTTTAGACAATTTTGTCGGTTCATCTTTAAGACTCGCGCCAAAAATCATATTAAGCATTTCTCCTGCGTCAGCAGTAACTAATACTCGCGTAATCTCGGCTTGAATCTCGGGAGTGAAATCCCTTGGGCATGAATGCTCGTCTGTAGGTGTCAAATCAACCATATGACGAGACTTAGGCCCTCCAATAGGGTAACCCATGGAAGTTTTGGTTACCATAGCGTCGATGAAACGCCTTCCTTCAATACCAGAAATGGTTTCCTGGTGTGAGAGCGGTCTCATTTCCGCACGATGCAAATTTTTATCGCGCGTAAAAACATCCTCAATTTCTGCTAGGTAATCATCCATAGCAACTTCAACATCTACCGGGTTGAATCCTACTGATGGCTTTGAACAAACCTCTAATGATTCATACCATGGCCTCCAACTTTGCGAATCCACCCTACCGTCTTCCAGTTCAACTGGTTTGACAAATTT